ACAATGGAAAATTATTAAAATAATGGAATTTAAAAAACACACACACTTCAGCCAGGAACTTGAGGAAGTTATTCTCGGAGCCTGTTTAATAGAAAAACTTGCTATTGGCAGGATATACGATATTTTGGAAGTTGAAACATTTTACTTTGAGGCACATAAAACCGTTTACAAAGCAATCAGGGAAATGTATGAAGCCTCGGTCCCGGTTGATATTTTCACGGTATCTGATTGGCTTATAAACAAACATTCTGTTTTGGAGATCCAGAAATATGACACGGGTTATTTCTTGATCAGGTTAACAAACTCTGTGGTGAGTTCAGCGAATCTTGAATATCATTCCTACCTAATCAAAGAAATGTGGAGAAGGCGGCGGGTTTTGGAAATTAAATACAGGGGGCTTGAAATTGATCTTGACCCGTCAGAGAACATAAAAGAAATAAATCAGGAACTTAACAAGGTTCTTGGAGGGGGCGTTAAAAGCGAATGGAAGGATATGACGGCCTTAATGGTCGAACTTTACCAACATCAGGCCGAAATGCAAAAGACGGGCGGAATCGGGCTAAAAACGGGCTTAAAAGCGATTGACAAAGAGAACGGCGGTCTGCAGCCGGGGCAAATGGTAGCCATTGGAGCCAGACCATCGGTTGGAAAATCTGCCTTTGCAGGTGGTATGGCGATTGAAATCGCAAAGCAAGGGAAGACCGTTGGTATAATTTCCCTTGAAATGTCAAATACTGAAATAGCAGCACGGCTGGCAGCGATTGATACCGACACGGATTTTTCAGTTGTTTACCGGGGGCTTTATTTTGACCAAAGGGAGGCCGAAAATCTTTACAATAAAATCGGCAAGCAGACATCTCAACTACCTATTTACGTCAGCGATAAGACCGATGTGAACGCTTTGGAGATTAAATCTAAGGCTATGAAACTAAAACATCTTCACGGCTTGGACTGTTTGATCGTTGATTATTTGCAGTTGATTGAAGCCGGAGAATCTTACAATAGAACCAGGGAGAACGAGATTTCAAAAATCAGCCGGTCATTAAAAGTGTTGGCTAAAGAAATGGAAATTCCTGTGATCATTCTTTGTCAGTTAAATCGGGAAGTAACAAAACGAAAAGGCCAAGACAGGTATCCGCAGCTTTCAGACTTCAGAGAAAGTGGATCAATAGAACAAGACGCAGACGTTGTAATGTTTTTACATTCCGATTGGATGAGTGGGATTACCGAGAATGAAAACGGGCAATCAACAGAAGGTAAGGCGGATCTTGTGGTAAGAAAGTGGAGAAACGGAAAAAGCAATTTTATTGTGCCGCTAAATTTTGAGGGCAAGAAAATGAAATTCACAGAGGCGAATAATAATTTTCAGGCAGCACCAAAAAATTATTATGAGAAAGATGAAAACCCTTTTTGAAAGGAAAAAAGAAATCTGGATTGAATCGGGGAAAGACCGGCTATTGGCCTATTCGCTTTATTTGGTGGAAGTTCTTTAAAGTTGTATATTAGACCAGCAGATCATTACGGAACCGAGACCCGAAATGATTTGATTAATTTCAGATTAATTCCCGCTGATGTTCTCGGACTGAGGCGGGTTTTTTTATTATGCAAACAGCGACATTAATTTTATCGGCATTAAACTTTTGCATTTTAGTTTTTATGGTTGCAATGGTTATAAAATTTGAAAGGGAGGACAAATGAAACTTAGTTTGTGTATAACGACATTTAACCGTAGTGAAATGGTTCTTGAAGTATTCCAGAAGGTTTATGATAACCCAATAATTGATGAGATTGTAATTGTCGATGATCATAGCGATAGCGAACATTTCAGAAGGTTGACTGATTTGTTATTTATTCGCCGCCAAACCGGGAGCGCAGGGAAAATTAAACTTTTCAGGAACGAAAAGAATTTAGGAATGTCATTGAATAAAGCCGAGGCAATCAGCAAAGCATCTAACGAGTGGGTAATAATTTTCGATAGCGATAATGAGCTTTACCCTGAGTATTTGGATGCGATTGCATTTGTCTTTAACGGGCTTGATGAAAAACTATTAAGCAGGATTATTTTTTGCCCGGAGATGGCTGAACCAGATTATGATTTTTCCGACCTTCCAAAATTTATTAATTCTGATAATGCAAAGAGGTTATTAGATTTCAAGATGTTTCGCATTTTACTTAACACGTGTAATTATCTTGTAAACAGAGATGAATATTTAAGGGTTTATAGGTATGATGAAACGATTCAAGAGAGTGACACGATACACTTTAATTATCTTTGGTTATGTGCTGGAAATTCGTTTAAGATTGTACCTACAATGAATTATTTCCACAGGCGACATGATGGTTCTGGTTGGCTCAATGGCGATCACAAATACAACATGAACAAGGCGGCTGAACTTCAGGAGAAAATTAAAAACTTATGACGTTTATCAGTACGAAATTGACAGGGCGGTTAGGTAATAATGTTTTTCAGATTATGACCACTATGGCTCATGCCTGGAGAAACGGAGTAGAATATAAAATACCTTCATTCACGAAGTCAAAATATACCAAGAAAACCCCCTTTGATTACTTCCCATTATTGACACCAGAGGACGAAGCAAAGATTAAAATCGAATACCATAATGAGGGTTGGCATTATAAACCGATACCATTTGAAAACAAGAATATGCGGATAACTGGTTATTATCAGAACTTAAACTACTTTGATGAATACCGAAAAGAATTAATTGAATCGTTTAATTTACCCAAAGAAAAGATTGATGCTGTTTGTGTTCATGTAAGAAGGGGTGACTATGCGAAGTATCCTACTAAGTGGCCGATATTAAAAGACGATTATTATATGGAGGCATTAATTGAAATGTGTAAAGTTCAAGGGAAAAAGATTCACTTATTTTCAGATGATGATATAACTTTTAATTACGGGATAGTACCGGAAGAAAGGTTTATCAACGGCGAACCTTTAGAAGATTGGCTAAGAATGACACAATACAAATATTTCATCATAGCAAATAGTACTTATTCCTTTACGGCGGCTTATCTTTCAGGAAGTGATAATGTGATTGCGCCGCATCATACAAAGTGGTACGGGAAAGATAACCAGCATATTTTTACGGGTGAGTTAATTCCTTCACAATGGACACAGATTAAATTTTAAACTATGGATAAAATAAAATACTACAACGCAAATAAACTTATTGGTGATATGATTGAAATTAAATCTATCTGTGAGTTTTTTGAGGGAGGCGGGACAGTAAAAAAATTAAAAACAGGTTGTCATGTTTATTTAGAAGATTACTTTGATTTAATAGAAAAATATATTGTCGAGGTTGATATAAAAATGGCTGAATTATTTAGAGATAAACTTTCAGAAAAAGAAAAGGAGTTTGAAAATTTATGAGAACAGACGAAGACTTAATTAGAATGCAAGGAGAAGATACAGCCGTTGGACTTCATTGTTACTACTGGCAACTATCGAACTACATAAACTCTAAAGGGTATAAAACCGGAATAGAGATCGGGACAGCTTACGGTGGCTGTGCTAATCATTTACTTACTCATTGCAATTTAGAAAGATTGATTTGTGTTGATCCTTACAAATATTATCCTGATATGCCGGGATTGTTTGACCAAAGCGATTACGATAGGCTAAAGATTCAAACCCAAACAAGATTAATTAGGTTTAATGCTTACGAGGGAATGTTTAGGGAGAGTAAAGATGCTTTCGATTATATTCAAGACGATATAGAAAGTTACGGTGTGCCTAAATTTGATTTTGTTTTCTTAGATGGCCTACATACTTACGAAATGGTCAAATGGGAAATAGAACACTATTCAAAATTAATCCGACCAGGAGGGGCTTTAATAGGTCACGACTACGACACATTCAAGGGAGTAAAAAAAGCAGTTGACGAATATTGTAAACCTATAATGTTAGAATTAAATTTATGGTTGAAAGAATTATAGAGATATTTAACGAGTCGCCAAGCGACAAGAAGGATCATAAATATCCTGAAATTTACGCTGAACGCTTACCTGAAAACCCTAAAAAGATTTTAGAGATTGGGGTTAAAGAAGGTTATTCAATTCGGGCATGGCATGAGATTTATCCAGATGCTAAAATTTACGGCGTTGATTTATTCAGCGAATATCAAGATTATCCTTTTACGGCTAATTGGGTGCAATGGTTTAAAGGAAGTCAAACTGATCCGAGAATATTATCAGACCTTAGAAGTCATGGTCCTTTCGATATAATTATAGACGATGCAAGCCATAATCACAGGGATCAGCTAATAACTTTCTTTGGGCTTTGGGGTTGTTGTAAATTATACGTTTGCGAAGATATAATGCAAGAAGAATTCTGGTCACAGGGTTTGCCGTTATGCGATAATATCAAGTCTTTAAATGTGAATGCAAAGATTTACAATTATGAAAAGATAAAATTCTTTTATGCTCCTTAGATTAGATAAATTAATTGCTAAGTACGGAATGAAGATAACGGGAGTTATCCAGGCAGGGGCGCATTGGGGTGAGGAGTTTGAAGAGTTTAAGAAAGCGGGAATAACAAGAGGACATTTTTTTGAGCCATGTTCTAAAGCGTTTGAAATCTTAGGAAAGAAAATTCCAATAGGCGGTTACTATTGTTACAAATGTGCTTTATCTGACCATACAGGCGAAGAAAGTATTTATACAGAAACGAGTAACCAGGGGCAAAGCAATTCACTTTTAAAACCTGTTAAGCATTTAGAGTATTACCCGAATATTGTTTTTGATTCTTGTGAGCTTGTATCTGTGAGGCCATTGGATTACTGTAGCATAACAGATTGCAATTTTCTTGTGATGGATTGTCAAGGAAGTGAGCTGAATGTTTTAATGGGGGCAGCAGAAACATTGAAATTTATTGATTACATCTACACAGAAGTAAACCGGGAAGAACTTTACGAAGGCTGTGCAATGATTGAGGACATAGATAATTACCTAACAGAATTTAGGAGGGTTGAAACTAAGTGGAAAAGAAGGGGTTTCGGGGATGCTTTATACATTAGAAAACATTGTTATGATTGAACAACTATTAAATACTGCAACTGTTAAAATAAAAAATGGCTGCCCTATTTGGGAGAATATTGATTATATCAACGTATTGTATAATGGGCATTATGGCGTAAGTAATAATCAAATGGTTTTAGTGCTATGGAAGGCTGGAGAAAACAGAATGCCGTTTTCTGATATAAATATAATTACAATCGTGGAAAATATTGATAAATGATAACGCTTAACAAAGAAAAAAAAGAAACAAATTTTCTAAGGCCAAGAGAAACGAAGTTTTACCCTTCGGATAATTCACCATGCTTTGAAGAGTGGTTTTTAGATAACTACGATCCACAAAGAAACAAGTCAGACAGAGAATATCTTCCTATCCTGGTTACTGAACTAAATAAAATCTACATAAGAAACAGAAGATACCGGGCAAATGTGGATGATTACTTTAAGTATTTAGATAAGTCAAAGAAGTACTTTTTAATCGTTCAGCATGATGACGGGGTTTTATTTAATCTTCATGGATTAGACGTTAAGATTTTCGGCATGGGTTGTAAAGGTGATGTTCAATTACCTTTGGTTTGTCAGCCACATAAGTACGAGTTCAAAGAAAGCGGAAGGCCGATATTTGCCAGCTTCATAGGATCAATTACGCATCCGATAAGGGAACGATTGGTTAAAGAACTTAAAGACAAGGACGGATATTTTATAAGTACAGAAAGGACGAGTTTAGAAAGTTACTGTTACATAATGAGCATGAGTAAATTTGCGCTTTGTCCGAGGGGATACGGTAAGACAAGTTTTAGGATTCAAGAGGCTTTACAATACGGGGCAGTTCCGGTTTATATTTCTGATGAGTTTCTTTTTGATAAGGGTTGTCATTGTGTAAAAAACTATGATGAGTTTTTAAGGGATAAAATCAATTATACTGTTGAAGCAAGCTATGAATATTTCAATCAATATTACACCTACTCAGCAGTAGCAAACATGATTTATGAAAATTTATGAGTTATGAATAATTGTGTAGAAATATATGTAACCGACAGGACGGGATGCTATAAAAAAACCTTTAGCATTTCTATTGAATTTATAGATGATATGGAAAAAATGATTCCGGGTGTTAATCCGGCAGATTTTATTTATAAAGAAATAAGAAAGATGATTGTGGATGTTAATAATTATCAGCGTGATGCAAATGTTATCGAACAATGAAAATCTACATTCCATATAAACACAAAGACGGCGAAGAACTAAGGTTTGCTTTGAGGTCAATCGAAAAGAACTTTCCAGATCACGAAGTTGTTTTGATTTCAGACAAGTGGCCTGAGTGGTATAACGGGCTTCACCTTTTTCATCCTGACGTTTCAGATCGTAAACAACTGAACATCATTTCAAAGCTATTTAAGGTAACAGACGAAAGTTTTATCATGTGGAACGATGATCACTTCCTCTTAAAACCTTTAACCGAGATAAAGAATTGGTACGATGGAACACTAACACAGGCACTAAGAAAAGCAACCGGAAGGTATCACCAGGCAGTTAAAAACACTTTAGATCACTTTGGCGACATAAGATACTTTGACGTTCACACTCCCTGCGTTTTCACAAGTGAACAAATTCACCGGGTTTTCAGATTAGAATGGGGTGACAGGGAGTTTGTAATCAAGTCTGCAGCCTTCAATTCAAAGGAAGGCGAAGAAATGACTGACTTAAAAATAAACCGTAATTTGAGCAAAGAAGCAATTCAGGAATTAACTAAGGACAGGCTATTCTTTTCAACCGGGCCGACAGGATTTAAACCAGAGATGATAAAGTTTCTTAATGAACAATTCAAAGAAAAATCAAGGTGGGAAAAATAATTTGCACATTTTAAAAATCTTTATTTAACTTCACAATCCGAGGGGACTTTATATCCTCTTTGGCAAATGAAAATATTGAAAGCAAACGGGTTTCCGGCAGCTAATATTAACGCCTCTACTATTGTAGGGGCATTGTCATTTAAGGACGTTTCACATGGAAAATAACGGAGAAAATAAAGGGGGCAGGCCGGCATTGTTTGAAACAGATGAACAACTTAAAACTAAAGTTGATGAATATTTTGATTTTATCAAAGGGGCTCAAAGTGGAGGGGTTTGGATTGAGTTACCAGAGCCAGCAACTATAACAGGATTAGCTCTTTATTTGGGGTTTGAATCAAGGCAATCGTTTTATGACTATGAAGAAAAGGATGAGTTTTCTTACACAATAAAAAGGGCAAGAATGAGAATTGAAAATCAGTATGAGAAAAACCTTTCAGGGAATAATTGTACTGGTTCGATATTCGCATTAAAGAATTTAGGATGGAAAGATAAAACAGAACAGGACTTAAATGTTTCAGGTGGTATAGTTTGGCAAGAGCAAAAGCGGTATGAAACTAAATGATTCTGAATTTCAAACAGACCGAAGCTCTTGACTTTTTAGAAGATGACACAACAGAAGAAGTTCTTTTTGGTGGAGCTGCAGGGCCGGGGAAAACAACTTTGGGAACTTACTGGCAGTTAAAGAGAAGATTGAAATATCCTGGGACGAGGGGATTCATAGGCAGGGCGGTAATGAAAACCTTGAAAGAAACGACTTTGATGACGTTTTTTGAAGTCGCTAAGATGCAGGGAGTAAAAAGAGGTGTTCACTTTGATTTAACGAGTTCACAGGATAAAGAGTTTCCGAACTGCATTACTTTTTC